AAAATGATTGCTGACACCAAAGCTGGCAAGATTCATCAACCAAAAAAATTGTGGAGCATAGTGTCTGTTGAGAAACAGATAGTTGTCTACAAAATAAAGAATGGTATTGACATCTAGATCAGGATCCTTGCTCAACAGATGTTGTATGTAGGTGTTGACACCACTGTAAAATCTTTCGCGTGGGTCTCTCACAAACACCGTGATGGGCGCGGCAATGTTGGCTATGTCGTGATTGGTCACAGTGTTCCAACCACGGTCGGGCATGGTTTCATACAGGCTGCTGCGTCCACATTTGAATATGGGGTACACATAGCTCGAACCAGGTTCAATCTCAATCACCTCACAGTGATTGGGAAAAATAGTTTTGGTTATTTCATCAAGCATGTATTTCTAATTGTCTAAGCCAGTCACGGCTGAAATACCAGTCATAGTTGTGTTCTATGGTTTCCTGCTCTAGAAGATACAGATCATGCCATTCGTGTGGTTTCATTTTACTGAAACCCGACACCATTGACAGCAATTTTACCAACCTTTTCACTGGATGTGGTTCAAGATCAAAACTATAGTCAAAAATCTTTCTAAACAATTTGAATCCCCACACTGACTCTAGATGATGATGAAATTGCCAGGCACCATATGATGCCCACAGTGACTTGCAAACAATGGGATACATGGTTTTTTCTGTCACCACGGGATGATAGCTCAAGGTGTCAATTTCAGCCACCAACTGTAAAAAAGCCTTGTTGATACGCAGTGCTGCTGATTTGATCAAGGCACAGTGGTCACTGGGATCATGATATTGATCACTATAGATAGTTTGATAAAACTGCTCGGCCGCCGCATCATCGTCAGTCATGATAAATTTCCGCAATATTCGATCATGCTCAGGCAAATCTTGCGTGAGTCGCATGATGTTGCCATCTAGACCTTGCGCGGTATATCTAAAATTCTTGGTACTTGTGGCAGGATCAAACCAGCCCCATTTCCACATGGCTGCGGTGAGAAACTGTCGACTTTCCCGATTACCGCCCACCAGTGTCATTGCAAAAGTTTCCCATGATTTGTCAGTGGGCACATCGTGTGCATCCAAGAGGTTTTCATTGAACTTCATGGCACGTTCCGGACTGACCAAGTCTACTCTAAAATCAATGTTGGGATAGCGTTGACGCACAGTGTCATTGAACACATAGTAACTGTACAGTGTCAGGGGTCTGCCCAAATCCTGTAGTTGTTGTATGTATTCATTGCCACCGTTGATGTCAATGAAGCCTATGGAATCACTGTGATAAACAGTGTTGACATCATCAGGCACCTCAAGTGGATCCCATTCAAGATCACGCACTTGTTCTTTGCCAGCGTTGATAGCATGTTGACTCCAACTGGGAGGTTTGGTGTAAATCGCCTTGCTCATAAAATGACACAGGCGAGACATTGCTGCCTCGCCTGTTAGTGATTTACTGCTTTTGTTGTCTAGCGCGGATCATGGCCAGGATGTCTTCGGCCTTTTGAGTTCCAGCTGGTTTGGCCACTGGTGCCGAAGCCACTGCAGGCTCGTCTTCGTCCTCGGCCACAGGTGCCGGTGCTGGCTTGGCTGCCGGAGTCACCACCTTGAGTGCAGGTGCTGGAGTGTCCTCATCAACTTCGGCTGCGGTGTTTGCAGCAGTGCCGGCCGGTGCTTGCACCCCCGCAGGACGGAAGTATTGACCCCAACGCTCTACATCATAGGGCTGACCGTCAACGCTGGCTTCGAACATTTCTTTGATAACACGCAGCTCTACGTCTGTGGGCTTCTTGGGCAGGAATGTGCTCAAGTCATAGAGGCCATGTGCTTCAATTGCTTCAAGTTCTTCGGTCTGCAAGCCAGACTCTTTGCGAGCCCATTTGCTGGTGTTGTAGTCAGCATAGCCGCCTTTGGAGGTCTTGGCAATGCGGAAATCCAGACCACGCTGCATGTCAGTTGGCAGTTCTTCCAGTTCAGGATCCATCAAGGCCGACTTGATGATGGTAAACAGTTGCGGTCCAATAATGAACTTGCGAATAGGATTGTCCGGAGTCTTGTCATCGGCAATGGGATTTTCGCGCACAAAGCCTTGAAAGATATAGCTGCGTTTCTTCCAATACTTGCGACCCATTTCTTCTAGGCTCTTGTCTTTGAACCAAGTACGCACTTCTGCCAAGATAGGGCAAGCTTCGTTCCACATTTCCATGCAGGGCACTTGCACCATGACTTGTTTGGATTCCATTTCGCCCTTGACACCATTGAAGGGCAAGCGAATCATTGCTCGCTCAACCCAGAAAAAAGTGTTTTTGCTGTTGCCATCGGGCAGGAACCTGATCAAGGCGCTTTGGCCTTCTTCCATGTTCCAGTGTGGGTAAATTGATTTGTCTCCGCCTTGGGAGTTGTTTGAACCTTTGCTTTCTGCTGCCTGTAGTCTTGCTCGAATTTCTGCTAAAGATGCCATAGTAGTTTCTCCTTAAAGTTGCCTATGTTGTGTTGCCTATCTAAAAATTAGATCAAAGTTGCCTGTGAAACAAAGTGCAGACACGTATGTAGTATACGTGTTCTGCAAAGTTGTGTCAATGTTATTTAGTGCGATTGGGGAAAGCCAGTGATTTTATTCTTGCCAAAGGATCGCTAGACTCGTAATAGCTGCCAGTAATGGCTGCGTTGTAGTTCATGGGATCGTCATCCTCTTCCACAAAACTGTTGAGATTGTCACCTTCAGGTAAATCATCAATTTGTTGGTTAATCTTATTCATCATTTCTTGACGATTACCTATTTTTTGCATCAAAGACTCATACTCATCAATTGATGGAGCAAATGATTTCAATTTCTCATTGCTGGTACTGGGAGGCTCAGGACTGGTTGCTGTTGTTGGTGTTGATGAGCGTGTTGCTGCTGTGTTGGGGACAGCAGGAGCAAATGATTTCAGTTTCTCAATGCTGGCACTGGGAGCCTCAGGACTGGTTGCTGTTGGTGCTGGTGCCATTGAGTCTGATGCAGGCGTAGATGTTGACGTTGGTGTTGAGGTTGTTGTTGAAGAAACCGGTGCCTGTCTTGCAGCAATCTTGTCAAGGGTATCACCTGCCTGCACAGTGTAACTGCCGGCGCCGCCAGGCAACGTAAGAGTTTGACCGACTTTGATTTTGTTAACGTCAGCCACGCCAGACAGTTTGGCAATTTCTTGAGCGCCAGCGGTGCCTTTGTAGGTTGAAGGTGTTTTGGGAGCGGCTGGTGTTTTATTAGGTGCTGCTGCTGGTGTTTTGTCTGCCGCTGCTGGTGTTTTGTCTGCTGCTGGTGCTGCTGTTGGTTCTTTGTCGGCCGCTGGTGCTTTGTTGGTTGCTGGTGTTGCGTTTCCACCACCAGACAAACTAGATACCATGGCAAGTGGTACCCCTGCGCCAATCACCAATCCGCCAGCTCCTGATGCTATGTTGGATAGTTTTCCTGGTGCTCCAGGTCCTGGAGGACGCGAACCAGCAGTCATTGATTGCGGGGCGGCCAAGGCTGGCGGCTGAACCTGAACGGCCTTACCCATGAATTTTTCAGGCTGACGTAGAATAGTCCCGCGACCGGTGCCGCCTAGACCTATGTCAATATTCATTGGCGATCCTCCGCGACCACCTAGTCCAAATGTGCCGCCGCCACCACCGCCTGAGCCGCCGCCAAAACCTCCGCTGGCGCCGCCTTCCCAAGGCACAAGATTTTGTTTGCCAAATTCCATGCTTTTGTTTTCTGAAACCCCATCACGTTCGGTATTGCTTTGGACCTGATCTGGTGTTTGATCAACATTGAGACTCACGCCCAACTGTTGCAGTCGGGCCTGTACTTCGGTGTCGTCCCAGCAGTTGGCATTGGGATCTTCTTTGGCCAGTTCTTGTAAACGGTCAAACAATCGATCATCACCTATGATATCATCCAACTGTTCAGTGGCATTCATGGCTCCGGCGCCGACCATGAGTGGTTCGCTCATGAGTTGCTGTAACTTTTCCCACTTCTCAGGAGTGTCTGGCAAGGCCCAGGTTCCTTCTACCAAGCGATTGGCCCAGCTTTCAAAAATTTCTGCTTCTTTCATGGTGTTTTGCCTCAAACGTGCTAAGAGAGGCAAAGCAGCCTCTATTCTGTAATCAAGTGTCTGTTCAATAAACATGGTCTTGATTGAGTCAACCAGTTCCTCCTGCAGAGTGATTTCGGCAGGATGCCATGTTTCAAAATAATTCTTGTACCCGGACGCGGTGCCCAATCTCCGCATTGATTCTCTAAGTTCATTGTAGTAGTGATGTGCTGTGTCAACCAATTCTGCTGTTACGCCTTCCAACACATGTCTGGCACTGGCGCGATTGAATCTTGACAACACAGCTATTTCATTGACCATTTCTGTTATGTGGCTGCCACGTATGTCGTATGGCTTGCCGCCTTGACGAACATGCTCTAACATTGCCTTGGCGCCTGCAAGGTTTTTGTACTGCAATTTGTAACGCTCGCCTTCACTGGTTTCAATGAAAATGCTTTCAATGTAACGATGTCTAGCATCATTTTCGCCCAAGAGCTTGGCATGATTTATGACCAAACGTGCTTCAGTGGCCTGTCCCATGTAACTGGTACGACGATTGCCGTAATAGCCCTCAAACAGTCCTTCCTTGATTGCGGCCATGCCACGCATGGTGTGCTTGAGCTTGCTGATATTGGTGGGGGTCCAGTCCCAGCGATTGCGCTTGGCAAACTCTCCCAACTGAACGAGAAAATCAAAAAACTCCTGCTTGTCTTCGGGATCGTCAATACCGCGTCCAAGGTTATCGCCAAAAAATCCTTGGACAGTCCGTTGTTTTTTCTCGTCGTTGAGTATCAGCACCATGCGACCATAGTTGTTGCCACTGCTGGCCACATAATCAAAGCTAAAAACTTTGGCATTTTCTGCGTCGCTGTCCATGCCCTGAGCATCTTTTATTTCAATGTCAAAGTCACGAGTGGTCAGCAGATCTGCCAACTTGGTGGATATATTTTGTTGTGCCATGATTCTATATTTAGCGCATGATACTGATAAACGGCATGGGTTCAATCACGTTGTCACTGTGATCTTTGAGGTGAGCGTCAAGATCACTGTGATAGGTTTGCAGCAGCATCAGCATGCGCACTGCCAACAGCGAAGACATCACAAGATCGTCTGTTTCCCCGGGCTTGGCTGCGTAGCTGGTACCCGAAGCCACAAAGGTTTTGAGTTCACTCACCAGGGGACGACTAAACAATTTCATGCGCCCGCTTTCTACCAAGATTTTGAACTTGTTGCAGGCAGTGAGCTTGGCCTTGTGAGTGGTGTTGAAACCTTTGCGGAATCTCCTTCCGCTGCTGCCAACCACACTGTTGTCGCTGAGAAAGTAACCAGGAATGTTTTCTTCCCCATATTCTGCAATGCTCAAAAGAGCAGCTTCGCCTATGGTGTTGTTCTCCACGCTGTAATAGACATTTTTAGAATCTTTTATCACAGCATGTATTTCTTTAACAATGTCCGCCAAGATACGTATCTGGCTGGGTATGTCAGTGCGATTGTGGCGCCATTCTGCCACTTGTTCTGTGGTGCCTGCTTCAAACACCTGTATACCAGCAGGATCACCTCCGGTGCCTAGACTGGGATCAAGTGCCACAACATATATGGCGTTTGGCTTGATTTCTCGGTACCAACGAACTTGACCAGTTTTACGCACAGGCTCTGTGCCTTCGAGATCCATGAGCTTGATGGGTGAGATGAGAGTTTCATCGTTGATAACAAACTCGCAGTCCATTTCTCTGCGGAAACGTTCATCGCCCAGTTGCTGCCGTTGCTGTTCGCCCCAGCTGTCGTCGCGCTCAGGATGTTCGCGCCAGTAACTGCGAAACGCCTTGAAACCATTGATGCCAAGCTCGGTTTGATTGCCGTGTTCGTCCTCGCACTTGTTGGCGCCCTTCCACAAAAAAGCAAATTGATCTTCGTCAGAGTTGGGAGTAGAGGTTATGATTGCCTTACCACCTGTGGCCAAGGTAGGCGAAATAGAAGTCCAGAATTCTTTGGCTATGGTAGGTCGCACAAACGCAAATTCGTCAGCGTACAGCAGCGAGATACTCATGCCTCGTCCCGTGGTTTCTGTTGTGGTCTGACTCACAATACGACTACCATTGTCAAACTCCAGGCTGCCTTTGTTGTAACTGGTGCTGCCTGCTCTGATGTGATTGGGACACAGTTCATAAGCATAGCGAATACGTTGCATGATTTCCTGTGCGCCAGTATATTTGTGTGCTGCAATTAAAATTGTTGAATCAGGCACAAACATTGCGTACCACAAGAGATATCCCGCAGCCGAAGTTGACTTGCCTGTCTGTCGCGGCATCAACGATATTGAAAATCTGTAGTTGTGATAGGTCTTGATCAGTCTGTGCTGATACTCAAAGGGATGATACAGCATCTTGCCGCGTGTGGGGTGCTGTATGTAGAAAAAGTTGTCTAGGAAGTAGATAGGACCGTCCACAGGATCTGCACAGCGGCTGAATTCTTCTATTTGTTGTTCTGTGTAGACTTCAAAGCGATGTGGCGCTTTGACCAACACAGTTTCCATGAGATTGGGTTTCATTTTATTGCACCAAATT